AACGCCTCCTGCCCAGCGCCAGCCAATGCACCAAGCGTCTGCGCGCCGGTTGTACGGATGCCAGCGCCTTGCAGACCAGCCGCTTGATTGGACTGCTGTGCCTGCAAGAACCTCGCAAGGTCGCTCTGCGCCGCGCCCTGCGCCTGCGCAAAGTTCTGACTGTAGAGGTTCGCCGCCATATCCGCAGCCTGCTTCTGCGCAGCAGACCGCACAACACCTTCTTGGATGCCCTGCCGCGACCCGCCAAAGGCCCGCGCACGAACAGCGTCAGAATAGGCTTGGTTGAGGTTCTGCTGCTTCTGCGTCTCTAGCGTCTGCAAAGACTGGTCAATCACGTTCTGCGTGTATGGGTTCATATACGGAGAAAGGTCAGTCTGAGCGAGCGAGCCGGGGGTAATCTGCTGCGGCTGATATTGGCCGGACCTAGCAGCCTGCGTCTGAGCTAGAGCATAAGCTGGCTGCGCCATAGCGTAGTTGTTTGACAAAGCGCCGATAGCTGATACTTGGCCCGGCGTCATCGTCGCAACGCGCTGGCCCTCATACGGCCCCGGCATCTGCGCAGAGATGTCATAGGCGGCTGCTAGGTTGCGGCGACCGGCCTCCTGCACCCACTCGGGGTACTCCGTCTTGTTGATTTGAGTAGTAGTTCCACCGCCCATAGCTAAGTCCTTTAAGCAACATCAAGCGTGTGGACGACCCACCGCTTCTTCCAACCATCGGTAGCTACTTTTTCCCAGCCCATTCTACCGCACGCTTGTATGAATTTACAGCCATTTTCTCGCGCAAACTGCACGATCCGTGGCTGCATCTCTTTCAGTTCGTCCATATTGCCAGCCGCCAAGAAGATGCTGAGGTAGCGCTTCTGCGGGGCCGACAGTATTTCGGTGACGCATACGCTTTCACCGTTCTCGAACATCTGTAGCCGCCCTTCCGTTAGCAGCTTAACCATATCATCAAAGGTGTGGGTATCGCCACCCTTTTTTAAGGCCTTCTTAATCTTGCGTACAATCTTGTCCTTGCTCATCAGACAGTCGGGGCTCCAGTTTGTCCAAGAGGAACAGAAGTCGTGACAAGGTTGCCGGAGTTGTCAACAGTCACCTTCCAAACGCTGTTATTCGGGGCTAAGAGCAATATGCTCTGAACGGCTTGATTGCGCGTAACAGTCAGCTCAATCGTCTGCTCCAGCAGCGTGAAGGCATACTGGAATGTGTCGCGCTGGTATTGCTCGGGAGGCGGTGGAAGCGTTACTCTCATCGCCCACCCCCTGCCGTCATCTCAAGGCGCATTTCACCTATAGACCACTCCGCATCTTCCGTTGCTGCTATCTTCACACGGAAATCGCGCCCAGTCACACGCATGTCGGTGTATCCGTTAGAGCGCGGTGTGTAAGGACCGGATGTCGTTTCTGTCCCCTCCGGCGTAAATGCAGAGAAGAACGTCAACTGCGTGCTGTCGTAGCCGTAGCCGCTGTCTGTTATGGCCTGCCTAACATGCGATATGGTGTTCCCGTTCTGAATGTTCAGAGAGCCACTTTCCGCATAGCGAGAGGTGGTGATTGGAGTTCCAGCGTCTGTCCAGCCGCTTTCGTGCTCGTATATGTAATTCTGCGGGCCGGAGGCGAATGGATACTGGAACACACCAGCACCGCAAGCTGCGGTCCTCGTCATCTCCCCGACTGACCACCAGTCCTCAGCGTAGCTATATACGACATATCTGTTGGGGTATTCGCTACCTTGCGATGGATACCAAAACCATGCCTCGGGGAAGATGTTGTTCTCGGAGCCGTGCGTCCACAGCTGGGCTGTCGTGGGGTCCAAGTCCTCAAAGACGTAGGAGCCGACCGTGCAGGGCATTGGCCGCACAGTCCCGCCATCGTACATCCAAAACGACTCGCGACCCATCCAGTAGCAACGCCCAGCGGATGTGGCGAAGGCTCGCGGGGCGACAAGCCCGCAGCCGAAGCCAATCCGCTCGATAGAATAGATATACGGCAAGCCTATGTAGCGCATCAGCCACGCTTCATCTTCCGTGAAGATCAGCGTGCCTTCGCGAACGGGAGCTGCCATGACAATCTTGTTCTGCGTGTCAAGGTCAAGATAGCCAGCAGTATTTGTAGTGCTGGCAAAATCCCAGTCCGTGTAGTCCTCGGAAGAAGACCAAGCCACGCGGCGGTTATTGCCATCAGCACCGATAAGAACGCAGTGGCGCTCGGGAGTTACAACAACACCGCGATTGTTGGTTGGTATGTCAAAAATGGAGACAATACCGCCAGTTCCGGTTGCATCCGGCCCTGCGTCTGAAAAGGTGAATGTCTCTTCAGTAGGCACAGAAACAACGGTCCAAGTGCCGTTAAACGTTGATTCGGTATTGCCGCTGATTGTTACATCGTTCCCCGGCGTAATGCCGTGATGGTGATCTGTAGTCACAGTAACCACATTAGCAACGCGCTCGGCGCTAGTGATTTCCGCTTCGTCAACGGGGTGCGCGTAGTCTTCACCAACGCCCCAGTGCAGCAAACGACCATCAGATGATGCCACAGCAAGGATGTCACCACCCCAGTTATCTATCGTCCAAGAGAATGTAGGGAGGAATGACTGGGTAGGCGGGCGCGGGTATGTCCCATCCGTGTCGTCCCCATAGTATGTATAGCCATAATTGTATGTTCCGTAAGCGCCGGTCGCGCCCACATCTGCGCCTACAAAGTCGAGCGGCGTTACGTCCGTATAGGTAGAGCCCTCCAAAATGTAGAGCTTGTCTTCACACCCCACGGCGCAGTATGCCCCGCCGTTTGAGCCTGTCCACGGGAACATGGCGCGAACAGGGCTGGCAAGAGGCGTCTGCGTGATGCGCTGCCACCCGCCAACCGGCAGCAGCTTGCCGGAGCGCCACCGCACAAGGTTAGCGTCCCAATAGCGCCCTTTCGTCTGCAAGGGCGTTGCGAGCTTTACTACCCCCGGAGGTATGCTGACGGGAGACAATGGCATTACTTAACTCCACAAAAACCATTGCGACGGGCATTGTTTACCTTGACCTCAACAATGGTGTCTGTCGTATCTTTAGAGGACCAACTAATTGGCTTCCACACGTCGCACGCTGTGCTAATCCCGCCGATAGCCGTCACTCTCGCGCACCCGCTTAGGGTCACGGCTGACAGCATCACCAGCAGTAATGGCAGCTTTAGTCCGGTTGATAGCCTCGGCATTGGCTTCTTCCTTAATCCTGCGCTTTGCGTCTGATCTACCTTTACCATAAATCGTCAAAATTGCCACCACTATCCCGCCGATAGCAGCAGCCATTCTGCCTATTGGAGACAGAAGCCAGCTAATCATCAGTGCCTCACAAGGAGTATGGCAAGTACGCCAAGCACAAGCATAGCATTAATTGCTTCGCCCATAGAGATCGCGATACCAGTGTTCATTACGCAGCCTCCTCGTTCAAACGCTGTTTGCGCCAGTACCAAATGCCAGCAGCCGCTATTGCCACTACAATGAAAGCAATGACGGCTGGGCGACCAAGAGCCTCAGAGAGGCCGCTTATGATACCACCAGCTTGCTGCACCGCTGGGATAACCTCTTGCGCCGCAGCAATGGCCCCAGCGCCGCCAGCCACCGCTGCTGCGCCTGCCTCTTTGGACTGCGTGATCTTCTTGCTGGGTGTTGGGGTATCCGGTGTAGAGCGCGTTTCGCTCTCCGATTCAGCGCCCAAGCGCTGCCACATCTCAGCCTCTGCGCGGCGACGGCGCACAAGCCCCGGCAGTACCTTTCCGCCGCCCCGCGTCCACTTCATCAGTTCGGCGGGCACGTCTTCAAAGCGCTTGGCGTTGACGCGCTTCAGAAGTGTGGATTTCTTAAGATTGCCGAGCCCGCAGTTAAAGGCAAAGCTGACAAGAACATCAAACTGGTTTTGGTCTAAATCAACCTTAACAAGACTCGTAACGCCGCGCTCAAAACGCTCAAGGTCGGACCTTAGTATCTCATGCGCGACACCGTTGGTGATCTCCATGCCGCGCACAACCGCCGGTTCGCCTGCTGATGATGTGTGGCCGTAGCCTATTGTCAGTACACCAGCCGGACAGACATACGCCTTAGAGCGGAAGCCTTCAAACTCCTTTATCAGTCGTAATCCGGCTTCACTTGTCTTCATAGCCTAGCCACCTCTGAACTGTCTTTGTTTCGTAGATGCGTAACGCTGTCCATACAATCGTAAACACAGCAGCTATGCTGGGAAGTAAATTCACAAGCGTCCCCGTCACAACGAAAAGAGACGCTGCATCCCCTACTAGCTTCCCAGCTTCGTCTTTCATGGTCATCTTTCAGATAGAGTTAAGGAGCGTCCGGCCAAGTCACGTCCCACGGGAAGTTTGGCTGTTCTGTAATGTCGCGAAGCGCCTGCCGGTAGTCTATCCATACCTGCGGAAGCTGGATGCCAAGGCCGTCGCTGCTAGCATCAACCGCCTTAATTGTTACCCAATCGCAGTCAGCCAGCTTCTTGTCGCGTTCTGCGCGGATAGACTTGGCCTGCTCCTCATCCTTGTTGGCTTTGTATGCAGCTTCTTGCTGCGCTGCCGTCAAGACTGTGCCGTCCTCTTGAGTTACGTCAGAGAAGATGGGGCCAAGTACATACTTGGTGAACCACTTGCCGTTGATTTCCTCGATGCCCTGCCGCACCGAATACTGATAGCGGTCGCCACCGGTAGCCTGCGGCCCCTCAAGGATTGGGTCAATGCCAAGGTCATTGCAAATCGTTTCGTCCCAAACTCGCGGAAGCGAAGTGTTTGCGTGCATCTGCCGGACAGCACCTTGACTCTTGATCTCTCCGGTTGATCTGATGCGATAGTCACCCATTTGCATAACTCCTTATGCGATTGCTAAAAAGATGTACGATCCGCCGTTGGCGTTGATTCCCGCTGGCGCGGTGCTAGTTATTTCAAATCCAGCACTATAAGTATCAACGTAGTCAGTGCTGGTCACCTCAGCGTCTAAACTATTGAGCAGCAGGTAGGGATCGTTACCAGCCACGATGCCACGAGCAGAGTCCCACACATACCAGTCGCCAGTGCTGTCGGTGCGCTTGATAAGCACGAACCTAGCACCGGAGGAGAACCCGCAGTCAATCTGATTGGTGGTTCCGGTTCCGGTGTAAGAACCGACTTTGGATACGCCGGGGAGGGTGGCGAATAGGTAGGCTATGTAGGTACCTGAACTAGCATTTACACCTCCCGCAGTCCCTAAAGAAAATACTAAATCCGTAGGTTGAGTGTTATTCCAAACTGAGGAGCCAGAAGCCGATGAAAGGTTTAAATTAAATAAATTATACTTTGTCGGACCGTCATACACATTGTAAGAAAACCAGTTGAAAGTTGTATCCCTACGCTTCACAATCATCAACTCCGGCGCAACACCCAAATTATGATTCACAGTCCTTGCAACACCAGTCCCCGTATAGCACACCACATCAAAGAAGCCGGGGGCGCGGCGGAGGGCGTAAATTATATGATTTGTTGCGCTTACCCACCCAGTATTCGTCCCAACGCGCCATCCAGTATTATTATCCCAATCAGCTCTGTCTATAGTTGATTCGACATCAGTCGTATTGGTCTTTAATATAGTATCAGTTAACCGTGTTGAAGTTTCTTTATCATCAACATCGGGTCTAAACGAATGCACTAACATATCCGCAGGGAATCCCGGAGTATTTATTCTTGAACCTGCTGAATAAGTTCCAGTAAAAGCCCACGGGTTAAACACCTCCGTACCACTCTCCGGCACCTTCATAGGACCACGGCGGATCGCGATGTAGATGCAAGGCCGATTGGCACCAGCAAAGTTAGTAGAATAAAATCCGGTAGCGGTAGGTCTACAAAAATTGTAAGGTTGTTCGGAACTAGAACTGTTTGGATAAAGTTCTACACCAGCGTTATATGTATCCGGCAAACCTCTCATAACATCCATCATGTACCAATTAGCTATGTCTGCTGTTTGTTTAACAATAACAAACTGAGGTTCCCAGCCTAGATTTACTGAAAACGATCCACTACTGTCAGTCGTAAACGCCCCACAGCTAATCACATTTTCCGTACCGTCCTCCCCAAAGCCCCCTGCATTGTGTGCGAAGAGGTAGGCGACGTAGTTTCTGCCCGAAATGTTGCCATAGCTCCCTACTGTAAATTCAGATGAAGTTGGCGTTGTGTTGTTCCAAGCGTTAATGCTGGATACCGCTTGAGTTGTTGCGTTTAACTCCAAAAACTGTTGATTAGTAAGCCCGTTGTGATAGCTAAACCATTGCATTTCGACATTAGTAGCTTTCATAAACAAAGCGCCTACCGTGCCGTTTAGGCTATGACTTATAGTCCTTGCCCCTGTGCCATCCCCAGCCCACGTCACAACATCAAAGAACTTCGGAGCCTTGCGGAAGGTCCATGAGGCGTATTTGGCTCCGGGACTATTGATTTGTAAATTAACTCCTATGTTAAACCCATCGGAGTTAAAAGCTGTTAGATGTGTTGTATTACTAAATTCTGCCCCGGGGTTATTTGACTCTAAACACTTGTAAACTCCTCTTTCTGTGTCGTATAGCGCATGATCATACGCATTAACTCTGTCTTTAATCCAAACCAACCCACCTTCCCCCGACAGATCAATCCCGTTGGTGATGGTCTGTGTAGAGCCGTTGCCTGCGTAGAGGTAGGTGGAAAATACGTCCTCAATATAAGTACGGTCGGCTGCCGCATTGCCAGCGGCGGACACAAGCGCGTTCTTGAGCGTCATACCAAAATGCCCCTTATCTTAAACGTAAGAACCGACATACGCGCCATACAGCGTTCCAGCCACATTCCAAAACACCAACGTGTCGTTTGCTGTCAGCGTAGGTGCTACGTTACCGCCGGACGTAACCCACGTCATCGTCGGCCAAGTAACTGTGTAAGTTGCGCCGCCATTAAGCATCAAGACAATGCTCTCACCCGTCGCAATAGAGCTTGTAAATGTAACAGCGCCGGATAACGTTTTGGACTGCACAGTGCCGTT